TTCTTGACATCGGCGTATTCTCGTCCATGAATGCATACCTCAAAGAGCGAGTCAGCGCGAACAAGGAGGAGTTGCAGCATGCCGAATCTGCCCTCGCGGTCGCGCGGGAGCGCGTGAGCGTACTCAAGCGCATGTGCGAGGACGAGAAGAAGCGCAGCGAGATGGACGAGGCTTGGGAGACTGAACAGGTGGCGGCAGCAAACGCAACCATCGAAGAAGCCCGTGCCGCAGTCAAGTCTTCGTTGGAGAGGATCGAAGCCATTTCGGCAACGATAGTGGATGGCAGCAAGGTGAAGAAAAACTTCGACAAGTACACCGAACTGCGGTCACAGATTCAAAAGAAGATGCAGACCCTGAACAAGGAGATCGCCTTCTACGAGAAGAACGATTCCTGTCCTACATGCTCTCAGAAGATCGCGGATGACTTCAAGCGCGATGCTATTGACAAGGGCAGGGGAAAGACTGCGGAGATGGAGAAGGCGATCAAGGACATCGTCAAGGAGAGCGAGATCGCAGAGAAGCGGATTGAGGCAATCGAAGTCGTGATGCTTGAGATCAGCGACCTGAATTCCATCATCATGAAGAAGACGAATCAGATCGAAGCCACGGAAAAGCACATCAAGACCATCACTTCCAAGAAGTCGGTGAAGGTCGGAAATGTCTTGGACGATCTATCCGCTGCTTTGTCATCGGAAGAAGATGCGATTGATAACAAGCGTGAACTCATCGAAGAGCAACATTATCTTTCGCTAGCAGGAACGCTGCTGAAGGATTCGGGAATCAAGAGCCGCATCATCAAGAACTACATTCCCGTGATCAACGACACAATCAACAAGTATCTGACTCAGATGACTTTCTTTGTAAACTTCCACTTGGACGAAGAGTTCAACGAGACCATCAAGTCTCGCCACCGTGATGTGTTCACATATGCATCGTTCAGCGAGGGTGAGAAAAAGAAGATCGATCTAGCCCTTCTCTTTGCATGGAGGGCTATCGCGTCGATGAAGAACTCCATCACCACAAACCTGTTGATCCTAGACGAGATCTTGGACGGTAGTTTGGACGATTCTGCAATCGAAGCCTTCTTAGACATTATGGCTAATACGAAGGCGGGTACGAATACCTTCGTGATTAGCCATAAGCCTAAGGAAGTATTGCAGGACAAGTTCGACCGCTGCATTCAGTTCGCCAAGCGTGGGAACTTCAGCAGAGCGTTCTGATCACTCTGTAATCAGACGCAGAGGCGGTGCTTCAACACTCTTGTCAGGAACGACGAGACCTGAACCGAAGTTCTCGTTGTAGTCGTTTACCAACTGAGTCTTTGGAGTAGCGACGAATGCTACCGCCTTCTCGGGCAGTTCCATGCTGTCGGTTTCGCAGTATGGGAGCCAAGGTGCCATGCCCAACTTGCCGTTGCCGACAGGGAGGATGATGGCAGGGGACTTGAGTAGCCAAGATCCCGCATGGGTGTGGGAATTGTCCAACACCTTGCTGATCACTTCTTCGCCCGAATTCAATCTAAACAGTTTCACAGTACTCATAATGTATCTCCTTTGGTTCAGTATGTAGGCGTTATGCCGTGAAGTCGATTGTGACGGTGGTTCCGATTTCACCGTTTGATTCGGGCTGTAGATATGGTTTGTTTACAAACTTATCAAGTCCACCTTCGCTGATCTTCACGCCCACGCTAGGATCGGTGTTTCTCAATTGCGCCCGTCTTGATTTTGATGTAGGCGCAACAGTTCCAAAGGCAACTGAAGGATATGGGTATGTCTGATTTGTATCCACAGTCTCTCTAGTCAGCACCACGCTCTTTGCGGATACACCCGAAAGAGAAAGATACTGATTGAGGAATGAAATAGGTGTCCATGTCGTGCCCCAAGGGAATGTGATTGGCTTGCTTGACCCAATTCCCGTTCCATGAAGCGATGCAAACGCAACCAACTTTTTCGGGTCTGAATAATAGGTGTACCCTGCTCCTGTTACCAATCCAAGGAACACGGGCTTCCCACGATAATAGGTAATAACGGGAGAGCCATTGTCACCACGCACAACGGCGGTGGTTCTTACAGTATTTCCCATCTCATGCAATTCAGATGATGGTATGTTTACACATGCATCAGATCCCTTGAATAGCAAGGTCGGGAGAACAGAGGGATTGAATGAACTTCCTGTGAATGGTGGGCAGAATGTTCCATGATGTCCTCTTGCTTCTTGACCGATTGCCAATCCATAGAAGACGGGGCTGCTTCCGTAAGCGTCGATCAATTGAATGGGTTGGATGTCGCTCGGAAGATTCCCTGTGAATGTGATGACCTTGATATCATCGAAGTAAGCAGCCATCTCATTGTACTTTGCTAAGACCTCTGCGCTGCTGTTTTCATCGACAAAGCCAATCACATCCCACATCTGCTTGAATGTATTGACAGAGGATGAAACGGTAGGAGTTATGAATCCGCTAACCGCCGAATAGAAGCGAAGGTTCAAATTGTCGATGTCTGTGGATGCCGACACAATTGCATGTCTGCTGCTGATCAGTACAGCAGAGACTCCCTTGCCGCTGTCGCTTTCCATACTGTATGGAACGGGTCTCTTGAAGCGATTTCGTGTATTGATCCATGTGTAATCCAACTCGCTGTATGGTGTATTGCTCATGAACAGGGGATTGAACGGTGTTGCTACATCGATGATTGTTCGTGGTTGGTCTGAGTAGTTGAAAAGGTTGCACAGAACAGGAGAGAACCCATCCTCGTAGTAAGAACCCTTGAGATTGCCCTTGCAATCCATTCCGTCCAACTCGTTTACTGCGGTTGCCCCCTCACAGACACACTCTATTTCCTTGGTGAATCCTTTGAACGGGCCTGCATAGAATCTCTTAGCACCGCTGACAGAACCAACAATCACCGATCCTTTCAGAAGGAATGAATCAATTCCATTGTCGGCTGTAACATCTCTATCCGAAATCGGTCTCAGCCCCGAATTGAATGTCGGAAGAGTGGTGATATCGATCTCGCTCTGATATGGATACACAGAGTCGGGATTGATGATCAGCCCCGCAGTTTCGGGATGATAGACAGTTGATCTTCCTCGCTCTTGCGCGAAGATGCCAAGAACGGTCGATCCAAGATGAGAGTCGAACTCAAAGTTGGAACCGCTGTTTCCGTGGTCTGGCGAGAGTCTCACCCTCAACGAACGGCTTCACGAAGTCTTCACCCGTAAAGATGTCGTATCCAAACATGTTCCCCGCCGCAATGACAGTTGCCTTGCAGTCATATCCGAAGATCATGTGATACCCCCCGAACTCCAGTTTGCGTTCTTTAGTTTACCGATCTCTACCCGCGAAGGAGACTTGTTCTTCAGTTGGATTACAGACGGCTTCTTTGCCTTGTCAGCCTTGCCTGTCCTAAGGGATATCCGTGTGGTGGCATCTCCGCTACCACTTGTAGGAACGGTACTCCACTCCTTGATATCCCGAATCAGCGTGTCGTAGTGCTTAGGCATTTCATCATATTTAGCCTTGCAGCGACTCGCTGTAAATCTCCCGAATCAGGGTCTTGAGGCGTACTGGATCCTGCACCCCCTGTAGGGTATCGATCTCGTCGCAGATCAGGGTGAGGGTATCCTTGGACATGTCCACGACATCCGTGTTGCTGTTTATTTCCTTTTCGGTCTGATCGGTCACACTCACGGAATGTGCAGGGGCATCGTTCAGGCGATCCAACAGGTTGTCAAACATGATCGGGCGAGTCTTGTTCTTGACCAAGAGCCGAACGAATGTATTCCTGTACTGCTTGCAGTTCAGGATGTTGTAGTCTTCCTTAGTGTCATCGTATTCGATCTGATGAAAGATCTGAATCGGGTTCTCAACGAACTCCATCTCGCCCGTGCGTGGGTGGAAGATGCTGAATCCCTTCCGCTCGTTCAGGTCAGCGAATGTCATCTGATACTGAGTGCCCAAGTAGTGGATGTTTGCCCTGCTGTGGCGGCAATGGAAGTGACCGCTGTAGACTGCCTCATAACTCTTGAAGAGGGCGGGATCCATACCATCGTGGTGTTCGACACCGCGAAGCACCTCGTAGCCGCTTACCTCAAAGTGTCCCATGAGTACGCGCACGGGCGCGGACGCGATGAACTTCAGGCACTCCTCCGAATTGTCCTTGGTGATCCAAGGCACCAATCCTACCTTTGTTTCTCCCAAGTCAATCACGGTCGGCTGTTCGTGGATTCTAATGTTGGGGTAGTTGCGGAACAGTTCGATGACCGAGTTGAGTCGGTTCGTGTTCTTGAAGAAGACATCATGGTTTCCGAGAGTGATGTCCATCTCAACACCCATGTTCTTCAGCGGCTCCAAGAACCGTGTCCGAACCTGTTGTAGGGTGTAGAAGTTCACATACTTGCGGCGATCTAGGAAGTCGCCCAAGTGAATGATCCTCTTGATGCCACGATCTTCTAGTGTGGGAAAGAACACCTTCTCCCAAAACTCCATGAAGTGTTCAAGGAAGATCGGGCTGTCGTTACGGGCACCAAAGTGCGTGTCGTTGATAATTGCAATCATAGATCTTCCATCACATCATCCAAGGTATGCTTTGAATCGTTGGTAGTCTTCTTCTTGCGCTTCTTCTTTTTCTTGGGCTTGAGTGATTCCGATGTGAGGGTGGTATCCGAAATGAATTCCACATATGGACTTTGATTGCCGTCCTCGTACTTGCTGTGCTGTTCCTCCATCCAGTTTCGAAAACGACCCGTGGGATCGTTCTCCTCAAAGCACTTCATCTTGATGTAGAGTTGCTTCTTTTCCTTCTGAATGCGCCTGAGGAATGCGTAGTAGATGATCTGCGTGAAGAATGCAAATGGATTGCGGGACTTCTTCGGATCGAAGTTGGTCGCATACATGATGCAGTTCTCCACCGAGTCCGATACCATCTCGTCCTTGTAGGTGTAGTTTGCGAAGTTGGGCTTCTTCGCCAAGTTGTTAGCGATGTCGAGAAAGCATTGACCGATGTAGTTTGTCACACCAGGTGGCTTGATGCCTTCCTTCTTCGCCTTGGCTACAGCCTTCTTGTGTGTTACCAGTTCCTCTAGGAACCGTTCGTTGTCGATGTAGTGGTTTCCTGCTCTTTTCTTAGCCATTATCTCTCCGTGTTGTTGAGGGAACTATAACACCGACTTGTGTTGGAGTAAAGAAGATTGTCAGCAGAATCTTTACAGACTTGGTTGAATCAAAGGCAATTTACTTCTTGCCGCTACTAGATACTCTTGAGGTTCAAGAGGGAACTAGTACCTATAGAGTACTACTTAAGTAACCTCTTTAGAGAGTACATAGAGTACTACTAGTACCCTTTAGTACCTAGCCGAGCCGAGGATCGCCGCCCCAACCAGGGAACTCGTCGTGCCCCTCTTCGTATTCGGCATCATCATCCTCATTGTCTTCAATCTCTTTCTCTAGGTCTTCCACGGTCTTGGTGCCGTTTACCATTCCATTCTCAATCATGTCGCTCATGATGTCTGATTGGATCTTCGCCTGAGAGTAATCGGCAACGATGTCTCTATTGGGTTTCATGATGCACATGACAGCCTTCTTCGGGATGATGTAGTATTCATCGTCGCTGAACTCCATCCAATCACGAAGCATGACGGAGACTTCTTGCGGCACATTAGGCTTTTGATTGGGCAATGCCACCGCAACAAGAACCATGGGTTTTTCGAAGATGTACGATTCCTTTCCACCATTGGAGATTCCCGTGACGATCATTTCACCTGTCATCATTCGCACTAGTTTGATTGGGTAGTACTGCGTCATTTGCCGTCTCCCTTTGGTCTTTGTATCCGCATGTCGATTGGCAACTTGACCAACTTGTAGCGGAACTGTTCGGACTCGTAGATCTTCACTCGCTTCAGGAAGTGCTGTAGCGTGTAGTTCAGATTGTCGCCATGGTGGAGATCATCAGCGATGTCGTATAACTTTGCAATATGCTTTCCTTCGCATTTGCGTAGTTGGCGACCGATGCTCTGAAGGATTCGAATACGACTCTTTGAGGGGCTAGCAAAGATGACATTCTTCAGACTGCGAATGTTGATGCCCGTGGAGAATGTACCGTAGGACGCAACGATAATTGCATTCTCTTCTTTCTCCACGATGGATCGAATTCTCTCGCGCTGTTCAAGTTCTGTTTCTCCCGCGACGAAGAACACCTTGCGCCCTTCGATGACTGTCATGGCAGTCTTCTTGATCAATTCGTACAGAGGCTTTCCATGCTTCTCGACATAGTTGAACAAGACAAGGGTATTGCCACGGGTCGCAGATGCCAAGAACGCGATGAACTCGTTTCGCTTCTCGCAGTTGACCAACCAATCGATCTCGCTGTGATAATCCAATCCACACACGCCCTTGCGTATCTCAGGTGGATAACGAAGCATGATGCATTCGATTCTCAGGTTGGTCAGAAGGTTCCGCTCCATCAGTTCCTTCGTGGTGATCACGCGGTGAACTGGACCGAACAATCCTTCGATAGCCAACTTGTGAATCTTGCTTCCATCAAGCGTACCTGTCAGCGCGATGCGATAGGGACAGTCGATCGCGTTCCAGTTCGTCGTGCCCGAGTAATCCTTGAAGTCGGAATACAACTGCGCGACCAACGAGATGGTCGGTACGATGATCAGTATCTTTCTGTTTGGAGCAATTGCGTTTTGGTAGTACCTGACCATCGAATAGATGGCGAGGCTCTTGCCGCTAGCAGTTGGCGACAGGAGTACACATCGTGATTGGTTCAGGGCATGACACACCGCATCGACTTGGTGGTCGTGGGGATCCAAAGGCTTGCCATCGGCAGTCGGGTTTAGTGACTTGATGAAACCTCTGACTTTTTCACAGTCGAACTTGATCTCAGGTTGGGCTACCGACGAATCGACTCGCAACTCATAGTTTCGATCCTTTGCGAATGTCGCAAGGTAGTCCATAAGACCCGAGGGCAACAGCCCCGAGTATGCATTGAAGAGTCGTATCTTCCCATCCCACACACGCCGCTTGTACGCGGGGGTGTACTTCGCACCAGGGACTTCGAATGTGAAGTAGTCTTGAAGTTCGTATGAAACGCCATTCTCCGCGATGACACGAAGATAAGCGGTATTCATGCTACGAACTTCAATCACGCTCATTCAAGGTATTTAGGTCACCCCGCTCATGAACTTGCGCCATTCGATGGCATTGCGGATCACCCATTGGCGGTTGTTGATTCCCTTGATCACGCTGTCAAGATACTCAACCTTCGCCTTCTGTAGATCGATCTTTGAGCCGAGACGAACAAGATCTTCGTCTGCGCTCATGTAGGTATCCATGTCTTGGCGCAGGATGCGATGTCCGAAAGGCTCCCACCCAAGTTGGGCAAGTTCCTGTTGGGACATCTTGCCGTTGTAGTACTCCCACTTCTTCTTGCGGAGGATGCTGAAATCTGCATCCAACTTGCGAAGGATCAGGCACTCATCGTGATAGATGTTAAGGTACTTGCCGTGCAGTTGTGGAATGCGGATCGACTCGTCACCTAATTCGGTTCCGTCGATCTTGAGGTCGGCTTCGACCATTTCCTTGATTCGTTCGATGTTCATTTGTCAGATTCTAGCACAGGTTTCAAGGGATGCAATACATACTTGCGTGAAAGTCCTTGGCATTGACTACTCTATGACATCACCCGCCGTCACGCTGATCGACGGGGACAGAGCCACTTGTTGGTTTCTCACATCGGTCAAGCGAAACCAAGTAACTCATACTTTTGGATTCCTCACCTGTATCGGTGACACCTACCCCGACTTCCTTTCGCCCGAGGAAAGATACGATTTGATTTCGAATTGGGCGGTATCCAAGTGCAGAGTCAATCCCGATGCGCTCGTCATAGAGGACTACGCGATGGGTGCCAAGGGCAAGGTCTTTCATATCGGTGAGAACTGCGGTCTGTTGAAGCATAAGTTGTGGAAGGACGGCATTCGATTCGAAACCGTTGCCCCCACCGCACCCAAGAAATTCGCGGCAGGGAAGGGCAACGCAGACAAATGCGTCATGCATGCTGCATTCAAGGATCAGACGGGGATCGATCTCATGAAGTCCATGGAGAAAGAGAGCAAGGACTGTGGAAGTCCTGTCTCAGATATAGTTGACTCCTACTTCCTTGCGCGATATGCTCTCAGGAAGCAACCACAACATTAGCAATGTCGGGAAACGCCTCTTGAACAATCGGCTTGGACAATCCGTAACCGTATCCGAAGGTACCGCTGATAAGTTCCTTCAGCAGTTTTGCCTCGTCGGGGTGAACAGACTCAAGGATCTGAATCATCAGGATGTCCTTGCGATTCTTCGGAAGGTTATAGGACTCCTTGAAGATGTACAGCCGCTTGCTCTCCTGAAAGAGACTCGACATGGTCAAGCCTTCGGGGGCTTGGTCAGGCGTGTATTCGGGGAGATCGTTGCGGTACCACTTTGCGCTATCAAAGAAGGCGTAGTGAAGCAACTGCTTCAGCGTGTGGCTTCCGTTCTCACGGAGAAGACGGATGGTGTCCTCGCGGCTCTTTGCGGTTTGCGAGATTTTCTTCAGAACTTCAGGAATGGTCAGGGTAGTTGGCATGATGATGTACCTCACCCTTATTTAGCAGTCGGGACTTGACACCGACCCAATCATGGTCTATACTTATCCCAATCGCAACCTTAAATCAAAAAGGGTTCAAACACATGGAAAGCAACGAAACAGTACAGAAGAAGGCACCGCAGCAGAAGGTTTGGCTGCGGGACGAGCAGAAGACCGCCGTTGTTCGGCGGGTAGAGATGCACCCCAATTGGGGCAAGCAGTACCTAGTCACCACCCACAGCAACGAGTGGGGTTCCGAGACCTATTGGGTTAAGGAAGAGAATGTCGAGCCGATGGGAGCGCACCGCAATGGCTAAGTCAACTAAGAAGCGTGAAATCAAGACCGTCAAAAAGGTCGCACCCGCACCCGCGCCCGTGCGCGAGGCAGAATTGTCACCCGATGCCAAGCCCATCGACATTAGCATGTACGACAAGATCAAGATTGCACCGTCCTATATCATGGAATGTGAAGCAGGCGTGTACCACGCTGAGTCTTGGCTTGGACTTGGTTGGGCAATCCTCACACACCGTCTGTGGCATCTTTGGAACGATGGCTCCTTCAAGGACTGATACATGAACATCTTCGTAGTGCAATCCTCACCGCATGAAGCGGCGCGGGATCTTTGTGACAAGCATGTCGTAAAGATGATCGTTGAAAGCGCACAGATGCTTTCTACGGCACACCGTGTGCTTGACGGCGAACCTACTATCCGTCTATCCAAAAACGGTCGCAAGATCAAGCATTGGATTCACTCCGAGTACGATGATGTCCTTTGTCTTGCGACAATGGTCAATCACCCATGCACACGATGGGCAATGGAGACTTCGTCCAACTACGATTGGCTTTGGCACCATGCATGGGGTCTGATGTTTGAGTACACCAAGCGATATGGCAAGAAGCACTCCATGCATGATCTGATGGGCATCCTCGCAGGGTGTCCTAACAACATCAAGGATGGACCACTCACTCCGTTTGCTCAAGCAATGCCCGAACAGTACCGCTGCGAAGATGCCGTCACGGCTTATCGTAAGTACTACATCGGTGAAAAGAAGCGTTTCGCCAAGTGGGCGAAGACCCCCGTCCCATCGTGGTTTGCTAGCGAAGCCGTATAAATAGAAGACTCGCTATGCCAAATTACGATTATCTATGCCGTGCATGTGACCACCGATTCGAAGAGTTCTTCATGATCAAGGATCGGGCGAAGCCATGCAAGAAGCCATGCCCAAAGTGTGGCAAGAAACAGGTTGAGCAGTACATCGCATCTGCCCCGCCCGTGATCGATCCTGTTCGCTTGGGCATTCGTAAACCCGACAGCGGATTCAAGGAAGTCATTTCCAAGATCAAGTCGGCGCACCCCCGTCACGGAATGAGAGACTATTGAATATGAATACAAACGAAACAAGACTCGTTTCCGTGGAAGCGGAAGGGATGGGACGCTACTATCAATCGCCAACAAACGGCAAGTGGTATCCATCGGTTACCACCGTGGTGAACCATGAAGATGCCGACAAGTGGAAGAAGTGGCGAGAGGATCCCGAGAACGCGAAGAAGTCGCAGATGGCGATCAATCGCGGAAACAAGTTACACTCCTTGGTTGAGGAGTATCTGACCAATCGCTCCGTTCCTGCGGAGATCGGTGATCGTTGGCATTTCGATCCGATTCTTCCGCTGTTGCAGAACATCGGTGAGATCTATGCAATTGAAAACGGTCTATGGTCGGATACTCTCATGCTTGCAGGACGGACAGACTGCATCGGTGAATACTGTGGCGAACCCGCCATCATCGATTTCAAGACTGCATCCAAGGAGAAGAAGCGTTCGTGGATCACGAACTACTTCCACCAAGCGGCTGCATACTCGTACATGTGGGAAGAGCGAACGGGCAAGCGCATCGAACGGCTTGTCGTGCTGATTGCCACCGACGAGGGCACGGCTCAGGAGTTTGTTGAGCATCGCAACGACTTCAGGGAAGGATTGGCAAAGGTCATCCGTTCCTATTGGGCAAAGAACAATTTCAAGAAAGTGCAGGAAATCGCCAATGAACTGGCTCAAAAGGCTGCTTGAGTATTTCGGGTGGTCTCTCACCCGCACCGATGAAATGGTAGTTGCTCCCGAGCAGGAGAAGTACCATTGCATTCGTTTCATGACAGACAAGGGAGAGCAGATCGGTATCCTACTGACAAGCGACGAATTCGAAACGGGTATTCGCCGTTGGGTTGATACTATTGAGGAAATGCCGATTGAAATGGCGAACCCTACAGAAGACGAAAGGATTCCGTAATGGGATCGATCATTAATATCGAAGAGACATTCAGCAAAGAGATCGAAGAACTATGCAAGAACCGCAAGGAGGGAAAGTACATCGACGCGATTCTTGAACTCTGTGATAAGCATGGAATCGAACCTGAGTCAGTAGCCAAGTTGGTTACGAAACCGATTCGGGAGAAGTTGAAGGCAGAGTTTGAGGATCGAAACATGTTGAGAGGAACAAAGAAAACATCTAAGTTGCCCCTTGACTGAGACACACATCACGCTATACTTGTCAGATCGTTTCACACACAGCACACAAACACACAGGAGATACACACATGTCAGGATTCGCAAGCATGAAGAAGAACGCTCAGTCTGCTATCGACAAATTGTCTAAGGAGATGAGCAAGGTCAGCGAGAAGAAGAACTACGACGATGATCGCTTTTGGACGCTTGAGCGCGACAAGGCGGGTAACGGCTACGCGGTGATCCGCTTCCTACCGCCCGTCGAAGGCGAGGACATTCCTTGGGTGCGGCTCTTTAGCCACGGCTTCCAAGGCAAGGGTGGTTGGCTCATCGACAACTGCCCAACCACGATTGGGAAGAAGTGCCCGATCTGCGAGGCGAACAACGAACTTTGGAACAGCGGACTTGAGTCGAACAAGGGCATCGCCCGTGATCGGAAGCGCAAGTTGTCGTACATCGCCAACATTCTTGTTGTCAACGATCCAACCAACCGCGACAACGAAGGCAAGGTCTTCCTGTTCAAGTTCGGTAAGAAGATCTTCGACAAGTTGCAGGATGCCATGAACCCAACCGATGACGAGCCGAAGATCAATCCCTTTGACTTTTGGCAGGGTGCTAACTTCAAGTTGAAGGCGGCTATGGTGGACGGTTATGTGTCCTACGAGAAGAGCGCGTTCCAACCCGCATCGGAACTCTTCGATGGCAACGACAAGCAACTGGAAACCCTGTGGAAGATGCAGTATCCGCTACAGGCGTTCGTCGGTGCCGATCAGTTCAAGTCCTACGAGGAACTGAAGGGTCGCATGGATCAGGTTCTCAAGGGCGGTA